AGTGTTCTGTAGGTTTTCGATTTCATCTTGAACCGTTTGGATGTTTGCATCAATATCACGAGTTCGCTTGTATAGTAAGACCCCTCGCTGAGTTTTCTTAGAATGTTCTTCCGCTTTAGTTTCAAGCGAGTCAAGTTGTCCCCGAATCTTGTCCCATTCAGATTTTGTGTCTCTGCTCTTATTTTGAAGATCAGTAATCTTATCCTTTCGTTGGACGATATGTGTCGAGGCAACGACATCATCCAGTTCTTGCTCACAAGTCGGGCAGTGATCGTTGTCTTCATAGAACTTTATCTCTTTGTTGAGTCGTTTGATTTCATCTTCTAGGCGTTGCTCAGTTCTTTCAACTTCCCGAATCTGATCTCTAAGTCCTTCTGTGTTTCCAATGTCTTCTGCGAGAACTTTGACTTCTTCTGCGAGTTGCTTTCCTTGTTTGATGATTTCTGCTTTTTCATCTTGATACTCTTTGATTAGTTCCTGTTTTACCTTTACACCATCTTTCTGTTGCTGTTGCTTTTCTTTCAGATTCTGTTTCTGAATTTGCAAACGATCATCTGCTAATTTGATGTTGTAGTCAACATCGTTACGTTCGCCCTTGTTGGTTGCGATACGTTCTTTCAATAACTGCCCCATCGACGAGAAGATACCGATGTCGAGCAAATCTTCAATAACCGTTCTACGGTCTGCTGCTTTGAGTTGCATGAACGGAGTGAATGACGCATTACCAAGAATTACAATCTGTGTGAACGACTTGAAGTTCAGTCGCAGAATCTGCCTTTCCAGTGTGTCTTGATAATCTCGCTTTGACCCAGGTTGATTGAGTAGTTTGCCGTTCTGATAGATTTCAAACTTGGCAGGTTTCTGCCCACGCACCACCTTGTATTCCCGATTGCCAATGTGAAACTCAATCTCAACCAAGCAATCTCGCTCATTGATTGAGTTGATGAGTTGCCCTTTCTTGACTTTTCGGAATGGTTTGTCAAACAGAACAAAACAAAGTGCGTCTAGGATAGTGGACTTACCAGCACCATTCTCACCAATAATCAGTGTGTTTGGCGAGCGAGTGAAGTCAACCTCTGTAAAGTGATTGCCCGTTGAAAGTAGGTTCTTCCAACGAATCTTTTCAAAGATAATCATTCGATGTAAAGTGCCTCAGTATACAAATCATTCAACAAACCAGACAGTTTCTTTTTATCAACATCCGATTCTATACCATCAACATACTTGTTGAGAATTGTCAGTGTGTCTTCGGCATCCATAATCTCTTCATCTTTTTCTAAATCCAAGTGCTTGTTGTCCTCAACAATCGTCAGATGTGTGGGGTCACACTTGTAGAGTTTGTCGAGGAACTGATCAAACCAATATGGGTTCTTCTTGGTCTGAACGATGACTTTGATGTACTTGCTCTTGAAGTGGTCAAAGTCCAAGTTCATCATCTGATCTAAATCATACTGCTCATCGTTGTACCACACTTTATGGAACATCCGAATCGGATTCTGAATGAACTCCAATTCACGAGTGTCTGTATCTAAAATGTGGAAACCACGAGGGTCATCATAGTCACCCCAAGTCAACTCATATGGGTTGCCCAAATAAGTAATGTTTCCTTGAGTTGATTTGTGATGAAAGTGACCAGACAGAACCATATCAAACTTTTGGAAGTGCTTGATTGGCATACCGTGGTCACAAGTTTGACCTCGCATCATTTCAAATCCCGCAATCTCAAAGTGACCGAACATCACCTGTGCGTCTGTCTGCTCCATCTTACTGATTGCTGAGTTGTAGTTGGCATTGTTGATCCAAGGCATCATCAGAATCTTCAGACCATCAAATTCAACCTCTTGCGGTCCCCAATAAATTTTACCTACGGAACCGCCAAAGATTTCACGCATTGCATTGATATCATTTGTATTTCGATAGGGGATGTCGTGGTTACCGACAATACAGTGAAATTTGATATTTCGGTCTGCCATTGGTTGCACAAAATGATTCCGAAATTCTCTGAGCGTAACATAAGAGATATACTTTCTCCGATCAACGATATCTCCCAAGTGAACCACAGTGTCAATACCGTGGTCATCAAGATAAGGGAAAAAAACATTGTCATAGAAATCAGCAAAATACTCAGTAAACACTTGCGAATCATTTCTCGCACCCCAATGTGTGTCAGTAATCAGCGCAATCTTCATCAAATACCCATTTCTTTACGAATCTTCGTTGCCGAAATCTCCTGTATTTCTTTTGGCAAAACGACCTCTTCAATCTTATAACCAACATCTCGCCCATACACAATGTTTGTGATATTAGGCACTTGAATTATTCTGAACCTATCCCCATATAAAGGAGACAACGCATCGATAATTCTTGACTTGACGAAATCAAAGTCGAATGGATTCTTACCATCGACCCCTTGTACGTCTCTTACCATAATCTGAACCTGACCCGCACGTTTCAAGGACTCCTCAAACAGTGTCTGATGCCCCTTGTGCCACGGTTGCCACCGCCCAAGCATTTGGACTGTCGGTGCTTTGTTGTCCCACACATATGGTTCAATCAACTGTTCCACCCTGTACGGATTCACAAAGTCCCATTCAGTCAGACGCAAGTCATACTTGGTTGGTTTTTGGAACAGTAAATTAGTATCATTATACCTACCTTTTTCGATGGTGTCAACCCAAATCGTAATATCGGCATTGAATAATTCACGCAGTTCATCAGTCGGACACACGAAATCACAAATGACATGAGTGCCACCACTCGCAACCATTTCTGACATTTGTGCCATTCGTTTTGCTTGACGTTCTCTCCCTTCAGGCGAGAAGTCCCAATCCTCGTACTCCTCACGCACCCTGTCGGCATTGAACCAAGTCACACGGTCTGACCCCATCAATGAAATCACTTGCTCTGTGAGTGTGGTCTTACCCGCACCCGGTAGACCCATAATCAGAATTCGATTACCTCGTTCCATCTTCTTCCTCTACAAATTGATCAATAGTCGATTTACGTTTGATTCGTTTCTTACGCTTGTTCTCTTCAAAGTCGAGAATAAACTGATTCATATATTCTTCTGACCACTCGCTTTGCTTGATGCTGTCATCATACATTTTGACTCCATCGGAATCGTGTGCTTGAGTTTCAGATGTCTGATCAAACACGTTGACATGTTCGGTCAGTTTGTATTTGGTGTACAGGTGCTTCTTTTCTTTTTGGATTCTTCGTAGGAATGCATAGTAAACAATCTGTGTGAAGTATGCAAACGGGTTCCTCGACTTCTCTGGATTGAAGTTATCAATGTACTGTAAGCAGTTCTCAATGCCATCACTCACCATCTCTTCTTTGAAACTGTAGTTCATGAAGTTTGGTTTGTGTGCGAGGTGAGTTGCAATCTTCATAATACAAGACGCAACATATGTTGGAACAACGGGGCGGGGGTTGCCCTTCTCCTTTGCCTCAATCACACTCTCTTTGTATTCAATCATTGCAGCAAGAAACTGTTTGTTGTCAACATAATTTTGACGAACTCGTTTCTTTTTTGGTTTTTCGCTTGACAAAACCTAACTCCTTGTGTATAATAAGCATGTGCCATCGGCAGATAGTATTAGTGTAATTGTGTGTTTGCAGATGCTACATTGAACATCATTTCCATTGCTGTCTCTTCATCACTAGCAATCTCATCATCCGAATCCTCAATAGAATTGAAGTAGAACTCATTCATCTCATCTTGTAGTTTTGCCATTGCAATTACATGGTCAAAGTAAACAGTTACAATAGGAGATTCAAGAAGAGGAATCCAACGACTCAATCCCATAAACATACGACCATGTTCAGCACTGAAGTTATAGTTTACCTTTAGAGGATCACTGACGAAATACATCTGATGTTCTTCATCTTCTTTCACTAACTGACAAATGATATCTTCACCATTCATCAATTTCATATAAAACACATTACTCATTGAAGTCCACCCTATAAGTTTTGAATTCAAACATTTCTTCTTGGTACATTTTCAGGCGAACCGATAGATGCTTGAGCGAATGATTCTTTTTCTTTTTGTATGACAGGTCATCTGCGATGTCATACAATACTGCTTGTTCTTTGTTTTCTGACTTACGCAATCCCCGCCCTATAGATTGAAGATTACGAACACGAGATTTGGAAGGACTAGCAAAAACAATATTGTGCAGATTACGAATATTGATACCTGTACTAAAAGTACCATAAGACGCAACAATGATTGCGTCCTTCTCATTTTCTGTGATTTCCCGTATTTGCTCTCTCGTGTCGGCATCTGTCCCACCATGCACAAAGAAAATATGACGACCATCCTTTGCATGTTCTTGTATATCATTGTACAATATTTTACCGTGTTTGTCAACCAATTTGAACAAAACGAGTGAGTTTCCTTTGAGGGATAATGCGAGGTTTCTGATGAATTTGTTTCTTTTGTCATGCGAATGTATGAACTCCATCTCATCTTGATACAGCGAGTTGCTGTAGTTCTTTCTTGTTTCGATGTCATATCGCAGTGCAATCACCTTGATTTTGAAAGGTGACAATGAACCCTTTTCAATCAGTTCCTTTGTCTTGACGACTTGCTTGACAGGACCGAACAGTCCCTCAAGTACGAGTTTGTGTGTTTGTGCTCCATCTAATGTCCCGGTCAAACCAAACCGATATTCAACATCCACCATCTTGTTCATGATATCAGTCAACGATTTTGATTTGAACAAATGTGCCTCATCACCAATGACGCAACCAAAGTGTTGAAACCATGACTTTGGCATCTTGTGTATGGATTGCCAAGTGGTGACAGTCACTGGTTTGACTGTGGATTTATCTATGCCCGCCATGATACCCTTGAGCATAGAATCTGGCATACCATAGTCGATGAAATCTTTGACCATTTGATGTACAAGGGATACGGTGGGTACAATGATGAGAATGCGGTCTACTGCTTGCAGGTAATAGGTTGACATCAGGTATGCAATCAGCGACTTACCTGACGCAGTAGGAGAGAGCAGAAGTGCCCTTCTCTTGCGTATTGCGTGGACAAATGCTTTGATTTGATAGTCACGAGGTTCAAGTTTCAGGTTCAGTTTCTGAATGTGCTCTTCTGCTTCGGCAATCGAAAACTCATCGTCGTGCAGTAAGTCATCATGAAAACTTATGGTGTAGTTTCTGGATTCGCCAAACTTTGCCACATATTGAAGCAATCCTTTGGGTAGCGTCTTATTCATATTATTGAGAAGACGTATCTTACCATCCCACATCTTATTTCGATATGCGGGCATAAACCGTGCACCTGGAATTTCAAACGTGAAATAATCGACGAGTTCACGGAACGTACCTCCTTCGGCACGAACACGAACAAATGCTTCGTCTATTGGTTCGACTGTGATATCAGTCCTGTGCGAATTTTGTGAGTTCTCGCCATTTGATTGCATTGTTGATTTGATATCCACGGGCATTGATCATCCTTAGAATCTCTTGCACCACTTCAATCTTTTCCTCTGTATATTCAATTTTCTTATCAAGTTCAATCATTTCATCATCAGTATCAATATATTCTTTCACATCTTGCTTCATCACTTTATGCACCCAAGGTTGTCGATCAATGTCGGCAAGGTCTTCGGGGTTGTTTAGATTACCAAGATAATATTCACGCAATACCTTTTGTAGATTCTTCCTTTCAATCTTGAGTTTACGCAACGTCAATCTTGCTTGAGATAAAATCTTCAGATACTTATTGTGTAAACTTGGAATTTTCAGGGATTCAGAATCAAGATATACATCATCAAATAGAGCATCCTTACGCCACTCTTCAATAATCTGGTCTAATTTCATTACAATACTTCAATCTCATATTTTCTATAGGCAAACTGTACCGATGCTTCAAGGTACTCCACATCTGATAATGTAGCATCAAAGTCAAGTGCTGTCAAGGAGGTTGGGAACATATCCAAGAACTTGATGCGAATGGATGGGTTGTTGGAGGATGTCAGAACAGACAATGTACCGTCTGACAACTGATTGATAATTTCATCTACCTTAGATGACTTTGGTGAATCCTGAGATGTTGCCCAATCTAAAGTTTGTTGAAAACTATCTGGGCGACCTAGTGCGTGTAACCAGTTATAGATTTCAATATAGTTTCGCATATTCTCATTGACACGGAAACGGACGATAACAGGACCGAACCGTAACTTTGCGCCTGGATTCTTGAGAGATACGAATGGAGTAAAGGTTTCAATCTCATCTATTGACATTTCAGGCAACGTGACTGCCTGACAATAATATATCACGTTGGGTATCCGATTGATTGTCAAACGGAATCCAAGCGGAGAAAGAAAGTTCAAAGAATCTGGTTGTGATGCGAACGCACCAATCGATACGTTTGCAGATACATCTACTGCCATATGTCACCTCTGTACTATTTAGGCATAAAAAAAGGGGGTCTTGCGACCCCCTTCACGACTTGGTGAACCCAAGTTCTTATTATCTTACATCAGGTTGGATACTGAAACCAATCTGTAGTAGATGTTGCGAATGTTCGCAGTCAGACCAGAACCAATCGCACCGTCTGCAGCAGTTGTTGCAAATGGGTTAGCAACGATGCCGTAACGGGTCTTGAATCCAATCTTAGGTTGGAAAGTATCTTCACCAACCGCACGAACCATCTGGAGTGGGACGTATGGGCAGTAGAAGAGACCTGCGTCAAATGCTGACGAACCTTTGTAACCGACTGTGAAGTATTGGTTACCTGCTGAAGTGTCAAAGTATGGGTCAACATAGACACGGATACGACCATTCAGTACACCAGCGAATGTGTTGCCAGTGTCGTCAACGTTCAGGTTGTTTGCGAGTGCTGGTGCGTAGTCGAGGACACCTGCCATCTGAAGTGCTGATGCTACGTCAGAACCACAGATCAGGATGTTACCCTTACCACGACGAGTTTGCTTGGCAATCTCGTTTGCTTCACGCTCAATTTGGAACATCAGTCCCTTGAACTTCTCAACCATCCAACGACCGTTTGAATCAACGTCAAGATCAAACGTACCTGCTGTAGTTACGTTGTCTTCAGCACCTGCTTGTGCAGAGTAGTTGATTGTACGAACGACTTCACGGTTGATTTCCGCAAGGATTTCGGCAGACAGAATGTTTGAAAGTTCTGTCTCTGCGTCAAGACCGTGAATTGCTTTGAGGTCTTGTGCCAGTTCCATTGTGTACTCTGCCTTGAGTGCACGAGAAACCGCAGTTACTGAAACCTTCTCTACTGAGAATGCCATTTCTTGGAATGCGTTAGTAGATGCATCTCCAAGTGCTTCTGCTTGAGCAGTAGTCATACCAGTAGATAATGTGTATCCAGTACCTGTTGCTGCAACTGTACGAGTGGTTGGGTCAGCAGATGACTGTGCCTTACCACCAGTTGTGTTAGCAACAACCAACTGAGATGCTGTATTACCTGCTGCTGAACGAGAGAACGTAGTGTTCGCTTCGTTGTACAGTGCTTCAGTACCTGATTGGTTAGTGAAGCGTGAACGCAAAGCAAAGATCAGTCCAGTAGGACCAGTCATTGGTTGTACGCCACAGATGTCATATGCAATCAGATTTGGCATAGAACGACGAACGAGTGAGATAAGAACTGGATCGAACGAGTCAATTCCAGTAGCACCATCGCCATATGCGTTAGCAGGTGCTGCTTCTCCCAAAAGTCCGGGGGCAGAGTATCCACCAGAACCTTGTCCCTGCTCACGAGCAGAGTGTTCTTGGTTTTCTAATAGTTGTGCTACTACAGAGCGGCGATGAGCATCTTTGATCTCTGGGAGATCGGGATGATCAAGCACCGGCTTCCACTTTGAAGTGATTGCTTCATTGAGCGAGTGCATTGTGGTTCTCCCTATTTGTTTTCTTCCACATTTACTTGTTTATTTATATTATTGTCACTTTCTAGTAACTTGTCTTGCAATGACAGATGCATATGCAGACATTGCAGGATCAATTACTTCATCGGTCTCCTCAGTCAAATCAATTGCCTCATCGACGCCAGTAATTGAGGTTGACTCAGCGAATACTTCTTTGTCACCAAAATAGGTCTCCTTGATGGTTTCCAATTTTGAAGCAAAGTCTTCTTCGTCAACATAATCAACACCTTCAGACAGAGAAGCAAGTTTATCTGCTTGATTCTCCGAAAGTCCTTTGCTCACAGCAGAAACGATCTGCTGACGCTTAGTACCTGTAAACTCTTTCTTGAGAGAGATGTTCTTTTCAATCTCTTCATTCAGAGATGCAGTAAGTTCTTCAACTTTGCCTGTCAATTCTTCGACCACATCAACCTTCTCATCTGGAATGTCAATGTAGTGTTCTGCAAACAAGTTACGGAGTCCAGACAAGAAATCGTCTACGAGTTCTGACTTGACACCACGCTCAACTGCGAGTTTATTTTCTTCCATCCACTCTTCAACAACATAGTCGAGATAAGCATCAACCTTTTCGGTCAACTCTTTGTTCATCTCTTCCATTTGCTCTTGAAGTGCGAGTTCTGCTTGTGAAGCAAGAAGTTCTACAGATTCATTGATCTTTGAAACTACTGCTGCCTCAAAGAGAGTTGTTGCTTGTTCCGCAAACTCTTCAGAAAGTTCTGTACCTTCAAAGATTTTCTTGATGTCTTCAGAGATATCAATGTCTTCACGATTGTACTTCATTTCTTGAATCTTTGAGTTGCCTTGCATGACAGGAGTCATATCACCTTGTGACTTGTCTTGTGGGCGAGAAGTCATAGCAGACATAACGTTGCCATAGTTCTTCTTCAACTCGTCAACTTTCATGGTTGCCATCGCATTGACCATTGCGTTGATCATGCCGACTTTAGTGCCTGGCATTTTCATTGGTTTCTTGTCGCCCTCATCGTCGTCTTGTGGACGAGAAGTATCACCAGTGTTTACTGGATCAGGTACTTCCGATGGGTCACCAAAAGATGCCTTCTTAGATGCATTCATAGGTTTTGCCCCGTGTGCTTCCATGACATGAATTTCCATGTCTTCTGCTGGAACCTCACGCTCGATGCCGTGATCAAACTCGACATCGTACCATGCAACGTAACCGCTATCATCGGGGACAGCATGAGATTCATAAAGTGGTTTGCCCATACCCCAAACTGGATGTTCTACAACAACCGCACAGTCATGGGTCTTTGAGTGGCAAAGTTCCCTTTCCTGATCTGACATTGTTTTTCTCCTATCAGAATTCATTTATGATATTATTTATAAAATGTTAGAGTTTCCGCAATTTCTGCAAGAAGTTCTCAAATACTTGCATCGTTGCTTCTTCTTTCTGACGCTTGCGGATTGACTCATTGATTTCATCACGATAATTGACAATATCAACTTCTTTGATGATGCCGTTGTCCCAAACCCATTCTTTGCCTTCCATGATGCCCTCTACGAAAGCATCTGGTGCTGATGGGTCAGCAACAATGTCACCTGCAGTTGCAAGGTAGAAATCGTTTTGTACTTCGTTCACTCCATTCTTTGCTTTGAGTGAACCCATACCCCTTGATGATACACCCAATGTCGCACCTTCATTCATCAAATTCTTGACGATGTTGCCCATTGGAGTGTCCATAATTTTTGCTTTGCCCTTGAAGTTGTCACCATCACGGTACAACTCTTTGATCATGTGTGATACACGGTCAAGGTTGATGGTTGGACCTTGGGGATGCCCTAACTCACCATATGCACGATTCTTCTGAATGTATTCTGTATTATATCGACCAACTTCACGCTCAAGAACATCAACAGGATAGATTCGACCGTTGCGGTTCTTTTGGTTGCCTTGCATGAAGATGCCTTCAATGAAGTAGGTCTTTTCACCGTTTTCTTTTGCTTCGGTGATGACTTGGACTTCTTCAATGACTTCGGTAATAAGTTTCATTGTTATGACCCCGACTGCTTATGGAGTTTGACCGTCAATGTACCATTACCAACACCAACCTTTGTAATCACAAGGTTGGACTGTGGGTCACCGCCCGCTTCTAAGCGAATGTTTTCTTCTTGATAATCTGTTGTATTGACACCGCTAAACGAACCAACCAAGTTTGCACCACGGAATACATCAAATCCACAACCATTTGCTGCACAAATAATCTTTGAGATGTGCATCGCAGTAACTGTTTCACCAATAGAATTTGCCGCAAGGTGAACCCCCGCAGATGGTCTGTTCAGATCAAGAGATGATGTCTGATCGGTATGAATAGTCACATAACTACTACCACCGTGATTGACACCTTTGATTTGATTTGAGGTAAGTCGTGTAATTGCCATCGTTATTTACCTACACTAAATGCAAAATCTGCCATTTTCATGAAAGCAGATGGTCCCTTGTCTAACTGCTGGGCAAAACGTTTCTGATTTGTATCGTTCAGATTATCGTGCACCCGAACCAAAGCATTAGCAGTCGTCATGTCAACTTTCAGTGACTTATTATTTTTGAACTTGACTGTCTGTGCTGCTTTGTCTTTGACAATTTTTCTCAGCGTCTCAAGAACACCTTCAGACAAATCAACCTCTTCGTCCATAAATGCTTCTTTGAATGACTTCGCACTTCCACCTTGTGGGATTGGTTTTACTTCGCCAGCAGTGTTTGGGTCAAATCCCTTGTGCGGAACAGAAGAAATCTTACTAGACGAGAACTGTGCATCAGTCGCAACAGGATGGTCAGTATTTACAACTGCGTGTTGGTTCGCAAAGTCTTGCTCGCCCTTTGAGCGATACTTCTTATTACGAGTTGCCTCTTCGTCATCAGCAGGTCTACCAACGTAATCGTCTGCTGATCTTTCAGTCATCAGTTGACGGAATGTCTTCGACATGTGTAACCTCCTGATCGTTGAACAGTCCAGTAGCAACTTCGACTCTCTTCAGTGCCACTGCGTCTTTTATTTTATCCATGAGTGCGCCATGCACTTCGTCTCTAAACTCTGTTGTTTCACCATTGACTGCGTGTTGAATTGCTGATTCGATTGTCATGATAACTCCCAATTACAAAGAAAATATTTTGTTAGCACCATCACTGAAAGTGACCGTGATGTCACCACCAGATGGAGTGACAGGTAAACCAGTTGCTGAATCAATGTAAGCAATTAGTCGTGAAGATGCCTGATTTGCCAAACTACCTTCGGCATTACCGACATTGTGATAAAGGACTAATGCCTCTGATTGATCACCAGTTACGTTAGAGAAAATCGCATTAGTTGCATCAAATACACCACCAGTTGTAGATTTACCTGCCAAGTTAGCAGTTGCTACAATAGCAACGTTTGCAATGTTTGCACGATTTTCATGAGATGCGTTGAAGGTATAATCACCAGTGTCAACAAGACAAATTGTAATTGTGTTTGACGACAGGTTCAGATTGCCATTGAGGAAATCTTCTTTTGCCTTAGTATAAAGTTGATTTGCCATGCGTAATTCTCCAATTTCTCACTCTATTTATAACTAAGAGAAATAGGGCAGTTTATAATTTACACCACCAATATTGATTGTGATAAATCCTGCCGGATTGACGAGTGCTTCGTCTTCTAAATCAACGTCTTGTTGTGTCGTCGTGATTGTAGAAGCATCTGCGGTAACTGATAGATTTGCAGATTGGAATCGGTCTGCGATTGCTAGATTTGTGTTTGCTAATGCTGCTTGGAATGTTGCATTAGATGCGAATGTTGCTTCGGGGTTACTGTTGATTTTGACAACATTGACACCCGTATTAGATGCGGTAATCGTTGCACCAACAAAGTTCAGTGTGGTTGCTGATGTGACATCAACACCTTCTTCTTGAATCGTGATTGATGTCGTTACGGTATTACCGACGAACTTACCAGACGTTCCATCATATTTGAGGAAGAAGTTGTCGTTGAGTGCTGACTGCCGATTGACATCCGACATCTCACGGATTTGAACAGCACCACCGCCACCCGAACCCATTGCTTGCATCTTCGCACGAGTAACTTGCGCTTCAATCTCAGATTTGAATCCTTTGAGATTATCTTCAATACTCTGACGAATTTCATCGGTGTCAACTAAAGTGCCATCACGACCCGCTGGACCTTCGGGTCCTTGCTTGCCTTCAATACCCTGTGGTCCCCGTTCGCCTCGTTCGCCACGGTCACCCTTTTCACCTTGTATGCCTTGGATACCCTGTTCACCTTGGATACCCTGATCGCCCTTGTCACCCTTGTCACCCTTGGGTCCAATTGGACCTTGGGGTCCTCGTTGACCTTGGATGCCTTGTTCGCCCTTCTCTCCACGGTCACCTTTGTTGCCTTTGTCTCCCTTCTCACCTCTGGGACCAATCTCACCTTGCTCACCAATGGGACCTCGTGCGCCCGGAATACCTTGACCCCCTCTGGGACCAACGACCTGACCGACTTGGATTTCTTCACCATCATTGAATTGAATGAAAAGATTATCTTCGTGGATGTATGCTTTATCGACAGCACGACCATCGTCACCCTTGTCACCTTTATCCCCAACGGGACCTTTGGATTCAATCGTGACAACTCTGTCGGGACCCGGATCACCCTTCGGTCCTGGAGGACCAGGCGGACCCTGAACACCCTCTATTAGAGATGTGCGAGTAAACTCTAAAAGTTGTTCTTCAAACTCAACACGAACTTGGTCTATTTCCCTTCGTGCTAATTGAAGTGCTGCCTGTAGCAGTTTTGCTTGTTCTACTTCACTCATCGTCTTCGATTTCTTCAAACAAATCGTCGATTCCTGCCTCTTCTAACATCTGAGACATATTCTCGACAAGTTCTTTCTCTTCTAAAGTCGGTTCAGTATTCGCAATAAATGGTTCAACAGTATACTCTTCTTTTTGGTCTTGGTCAACTCCCATATCTGCGAGTTGCTCATCACCGTCACCTTCTTGCTCTTGTTCTTTATCTATCTCTTTATCCATGCCCTCAATTTCTTCTTCGGACATACGGAGAATGTTAGAACGAACCCAACGTTGTGAGAAATACTTACCTGTGTACTCGTCGATTTCACGGAGTAGAGACAAACGTCCTGTCAGAATTTCTGTCTCTTTGAGTTCAGAGAAGTGGTTGTCTTCAACATAATCGTAACGAATACGCTGACGCATCTTCTTGAATTCTTCACGAGTCACAACACCCTGAAGTGTCAAATGAATTTCAAGTAGATTGTCAAACAACATTGAGAAACGACCACGCAGTCGGTTCACAAACTTGGAGAACTTCAGTTCGTCTCGTGTGATTTCAGACGCACGACCCAAGTTGAATGCGTTGTCTTGCTCGATACGAGATGTCGGAACATTGAGTGCCTTGTAAAGTTTCTTACGGAAGTAATCCACATCGTCCATCTCACCCAAGTTCTGACCACCAGGCAAGGTTGTAATCTCTGTACCCCGACCACCTTCACGACGAGGTAACCAGAAATCTTCCATCATTGTCATCATCTTACGGTCATCACGGACTTGCCCTGTCTCCAAGTCATACACAAGTTTGTTCTTGTGCCGTGTCATCATATCACGCACATACTGCTCTGCCTTCATCTTCGGCAAGTTACCCACATCGATATAGAAAATTCGACGTTCGGGTGCACGAGACAGACGATAGATAACAACCGCATCTTCCAACATACGGAGTTGGTTCAGTGGTTTGATTGCTTTGTGTAGATATGACAGTGACATACTGTTTCTCTGATCCATCAGACCAGATGTCACATGACAGATTGAATCTGTGGAAACCTTGATAGCAGTTTGAGTTGCACTCGTCAAACCTTTGGGTGCATACAAGTAGTATTCGTTGTATCCCGGATGATTTGCTTTCTGTGTGTCTTTTACGGACTGTTTCTTGTCTCTTTTTGCTTCACGGACTTTACGAATCTTACGAGGGTCAATATAACGGAGGTCTTTGATACCTTCTCTTGGATTCTTCACGTTGATCATAATGTGATAATACAAACGACCGTCCACATAGAAGTTGCGGAAGATGTCATAAGCACGGTCAGCAAAATCTATGGTAGAAAGTAAGTATTGGAATTCTTGGGAGATACGCTTTTTGATAGCGGGCGATGCGTCTACATCGTCTAATACAATTGATACGGGGTCTTTACGCTCATCCATAACAATTGCTTCGTTGACAACATCATCAACTGCCATATCACATTCGGGTTGCAGTGACATCTCACGATACTTCGTAACAAGTTCTGCTTCACTTTTTGCGGTTCCTTCAAGGTCAACTACACCGCCATATCCACCACCTAACGCAAGGTCTACTGCACCTTGGTCATTTGGGGGTGGGACAAATGAAGGAACTTCTTCGGTTTTCCTGATTTCGTCTTCTGCTCGACCAATACGAAATCCGAATAAATCTATTGCCATTGTATACACCTAAAAAAAATGGGAGTTTCCCTTATATTTAGGGTCACTCCCATCGCACGATTTTCACATAAAAAATTACAGACTGACTGAGAATGTAAATCCAGTAGTGCTTCTGACAACTTCCCAATAATCATATACGAATGTTACTGTGAAGGTCTCTACTGCATCGGTTTCCCAACTCAAATCGATGGTTGATACTTCGGTTGGGAAAATATTCACAAACTTATATGTACGCAGTGGTGCACCCGTCTTACTATATTGAGTCACCTCAGCTGAGGTTCTGTATTCAGAAAGACGATTGGTTCCAACTCTTTTGTTGGTTTGGAACGTGTTGATTTTATTCGACCACTGTTCCATCGCATTACGGATTTTGAAATCTTCATCGTTCAGAATGGTTGGAGTCCAATCAGCAAAGGTTCTGTTTCCTGCTACTTTTACCTGACGACCAAAGTAAGGAACGTCAAGTGATGCAACCGTTGCTGCCGGAATCTGTGCTGATTGGCAGACAAATTGAATTTGCCCAGCAATATCATCAACTCCACTAGGTGTTGTAATGTTGACTTCAAAGAGGGACGGTCTTGCCCCTCCAAATGGAAGTCCCTGTGCTGCGAACTGAGTTACGCTAAATGCCATGTGTTCTCTCCTCTAGTCCTTGCTATTTATACAGCACCGATGACTTCATTGAATTCAACACCTGTTCTAACCGCAACAAAGTTCAACTGAATGAAGTTGATTGAACGGTTTGGTTTGACAAAGATGTCTCCCACAAATTCGTTACGGTCAATCACTTCGGCAGTGTTGTTTGTTTCGTCACAGATGACACGGAAGTCAGTAACACCCCGACGACCTTGAACTTCACGCAAGAAGGGTTCGACTAAGTTGACGAACTGTGCTCGTGTGAATTCATCGTTGAACTCAAACAATGATTGTCTTGCTGCAATTGAGATTGTCTTTTCAAGGACAATAAACAGTCTACGCACGTTGATACGGTCAAATGCCGATGCCTGTGCAAGTAATGTCTTGTCACCGAAAAGTACAGTGCCTTGTCCTGGGAATGTAACAACAGGGTTGACACCTGCCGCATACAGAACTTCACGGTCTGCTTTGCGTGGGTTGAATGCCAACTTGATTACATTCTTGACCTGTCCACGAGAGAAACCTGCTGGTGAGTACCAAGGGTCTCTTTGTGCATCGGAACGTGCCATAATGCCCGCAGTATCACCATTTAGTGGGACATAGCGGTAAACATCGTTGTACTTGTCGTATTGATACTTCCAACCAGAGTCCATTACTGCGAATGAAGTTGATGGGAGTGTATTACGGAACGCAACCACATCGTCTGCTTCAGCACCTGGGTATGCAGAGTTGTTTACTACGTCTGCTCTTTCTGGTGACAATACAACGATACAGTCTTTTCTTTGCTCTGCGAGGTTGTTGATAAGGTCAATTGCACGAGTTCCATTTGCACCCGCACCTAATACAAAAGAAATATCAACATCTTCTGCGTTGTTGAACAAATCGTAACCGTTCAAGTAATCGCCATTTGTTGGTGTTGCACCATCACGACCGTAAATCAAACTGTCTGTGTTAGCAACGTCTGCACCACCGAATGATGCTGTTGATAATCCACCCGCACCTGTCAAAGATGAAGAGTGTGATGCGAACCAA